CAGGGGAGACCTCAAGACCACGATGTATCCATCTCTTAGCAAACTCATATGTGTCATCTGACACATGTGATTTTGTTTCAGAAACGTCTACACCTATCTGGCTAAGTAACGCTAGGTACTGGTGGGCGACACCGTGGTGGTTAATCACGATATCGTCCCCCAGTAACGCATACCGAGAAAACTGGACACCCATTCCAGCCTTCTTGGCTGCGAGCCTAACGAGTACATGGTGAGTTACCGCGAATAACGCCCAAGAGCTATACGCTCCCATGGGTTGACCCACAGAGTATCGAACGACACGTTCGATGCCCTTGGTTCTTTCCCATGGGACGCAAAACTCGAGGGAATTAATCACGCGCTCCCATGCGCCCGCATATTCAGATGATGTTAGTTCGGCAAGGACCGCCACCTGTAAAACTACAGGAAAACGATCTGTTGCCGCGCTAAGATCATAAGAATAATACGGACCCTTAGTCGATAGTGTGGCCTTGAAGGAACCTTGGTTAAACGTACAGTCGCTCTTCAGCCCCTTCAGAAGCCTCATAAGAGACTTGTGGAGAGGGTAAAGGGCCGACTGTATCGGATAACCAATGATTCCTACGATCCGGCACTTAGCTTCCTTGTCCTTGATCTTAGCCAATTTGGCCTTCCTTCCCTTAGGAAGGAGACCAAAGTGGTTAAGCCAAGCAAGAGGGCTAAAGAGCCGGAGGATACCAATCTGCTGGACTAACTCCTCGCCTCCCAGAATCTCTAGATCCCTTATCTGAGATTCCGTGAGTAAAGAAGCGTCCTCGATTGATCCTATCAAGGCCTGCGCGTTTGGGCCAGATTTGGTTGTCGTGTGCCAACCATCCCATTGGATGGGAGGAAGTTTCCATCCTAACGATCGTGTTACCGCTGCCAGTTCAGCTCTAATACTAGAGTCTAATTGAACTGTACAGGGGTTAACTACGGTCGAGAGGTCGGGCTTCTTCAGGCCAGGCAAGATCCGGCTGACATTCAGTAATGTCAAACCGAGTCTTACCTGGGCTGGAACACGCGACTTGAAAAGCTGGCAAATGGGCTCCTTAGGGAGACCATCTACCAACTTTTCACCAAATCCTGGGACCTCTTCCAAAGGCTGACCCGCGAGGTACTTTGTGCAACATAGCCGGATTCCCTTAATCCAAGCTATGGTGTCCAAAGGACCCCTTGTGTCCAACCTCTTTTGGACGGTTCCAACCCACTCACAAACCAATACATGATCAAAACCTACTCTAAGATAGGCTCGGTCCAAGAAGATTACTATCTTCTGAAACAGAGTCAATCTTATTTTAGTCATTATTATGGTATTGGGTGAGTCTGATCCTCTAAGGAGAGAGATGAATCCATCGTGGGGCCACTTCGGATTCTACCCTCTTCACAGA